CTCGTGGAAAATATTTATTCTGCGCATCGAACAGGGGACAGGGGTATTTTCCGACATCGCTACCAGCCTGAGCCAGGTATTTAGAGAGATCTCCCAGGGTATGAACGACATCGTCACGATTATGTCGGGGCCGGGAGATACGGCCGACTCGATGGCAGCCTTTGAGAAAGCGAAAGAAGCCCATCCATATATCGTTGCTATTGGCGATGCCTTGAAGACCGTCTACAATCTACTCAACCAAATTGGCGAGGCCACGGGCATCGACAACCTTATCACGAAAACCATTCTGATTGCAGGGGCCGTGGGCGTCATGGCCGGGGTATTTTCCGCTGTCGGGACTGTTGCCGGCGCCGTGGCTGGCGTCATCTCCGGCGTGTTCGGGGCTATTTCCGGCGCTATCGGATTCATTGCCGCGGCTGGCTGGCCTGTCGTGGCGGTCATCGCCGCCATTGCGGCCGCCATCTATTTCGTCAAGAACCACTGGGATGAAGTTATGGCTGCATTCAGCCCTGGTCTTGAGATGATGAAACAGGGACTTGCGTTCTTAGCCGACGCCTGGAAGCGGATACAGCCGTTCATTACGGCTTTGATTCCGCCGCTACAAGCGATTGCAGAAGTCGTTGGCGGCGCCATTGTCACGGCGTTAGGCATGTTTTTCAGCACGGCTGGTTATGTATTCCGCGGTGCGGCGGCCTTAATTGATACCGTCGCCTCGGCCTTGCAGAAGGTCGGCGAATTCATCCAATGGTGTGCCGATGGGCTGGCAAGCCTCATTAATAAAGCCAAGGACTTTTTAGGCATGAGCGGGCAGATTAGTGCCGAAGGGTCGGCGCTGGAAAGTTTCGCGAACCGAGTCATCCCGACCGGGAACAGTTACTCTAATACAAATAATTATCAATTAAGCGTTGGCACGGTTCAGGATGCGATTGGATTTGCCAGCGGTACGAATTTCTCGCCGTATGGATAAGAGGTGAGCAGTATGGCATTTATGAGTGGTAGTAATATCAGCAGTATCGGCACCAGCCTGGCCGGCGGATTAGTCGGCGGTTCGGGGCTCATGCCTCGAAGCAGTACGGGCGTCATCCCGGAGCCGACACAACCGGCCCAGATTGGTGACATGCTCGAATGTGACGTTATCCTGTCACGGGTCGCGACGTTCGAGTCAGAAGTCACGCAGTTCCCCGTAGAGGACGGCTTTTCCATCTCAGACCATTGTATCCGCAAGCCGATGAAGCTGACTCTTGAGGTATTGTTCACGCCGACGCCGGTCACCTGGTTCATGGCCGCATTAGGCGGTTCCCGCCACAGCTTGAACCGGGTCATGGATGCCATTATGGACATCTGGAAGAAAGGCGAACCGGTCACCATCAAACTCGTCGACGGCATCTATACGGATATGGTCATGACCAGCGCTCCCATGCCGAGGCGCTCCGAAGACGGGTATTGTTATAAGGCGACGCTGGAGTTCCAGCATGTGCGCCGGGTCACGCAGCGGACGGAAGACATCCCTGAAGACGGCTGTAATGCCGATGCCCAGGGAAAAGCCGGCCAGACCGGGAAAGACGGCGGCATGGCTGCCACGGAGGAAATCGGTACGGGCCTCCAGACCATCGACCCCGACACGGTAAATGATGCGGAATCTGGTGACATCTGGACTCAGGTTGCTACGGGAAATGTAGATCTGAGCCAGTTCGGAGCCATCGGTGTTGGTCTGGAACATACTGCCGCAATGGCTACGGTATCTATTGCCCAGTCCATGGGTGGAATGGGGGCGGTGCTCTGGTGATTACAATCAGTACAATAGATGCCAACTCGTTCGTCGAGTCGGTCATCCTGGACTCGATTCTGTACCGGCTCCGGCTGAATTGGAACGATGACGGCCAGTATTGGACACTCGATGTCTGCAATAATGACAACTCTGAGCTGGTCCGCGGTATCGTCGTCGTTCCGAATTTTCCGTTGCTCCATGCATACCGGCGCATCAAAGGCCTGCCTCCGGGCGAGCTGTTGGCCGTCGTGTCCAGCTCAAGCATTCCGGATATTGGCCGTAAGGATTTTATCAACGGGAAAGCCTGCCTGATCTACATGCCGAAGGAGGAATTGACGAATGTTGTGGAACCGGCAGTATAGGGTCAAATTCCCGGGGATAGGCCTGGAATTTGCCAATACGCTCCGCATCTCTTTCGACATCACGAAAGACCTGTCGAAGAATACGAACAAAGGGAAACTGACCCTTTGGAACCTTAGCGATGAGACCCGGCATAAAATCAATGTGCCCGATACCAAGGTCGAGCTTTATGCCGGGTATAAGGACAACGGCGGGGCCGTCCGGCTCTTTGTCGGGTCGGTCATCAGTGCCCAGACGAAAGACGACGGGAAGGACGTCACGACGGAATTGTCGCTCTCCGATGGCCAGACGGCCATTCGGGATACGGCCTTTTCCCTGTCCTTTGCTCCCGGTACGCCGGGGAATACTATCATCCAGTACATCGCCGATGAAATGGGCCTGCCCCTCGTCTGGGGCGACGGCGTCCAGTTCGGCACGTTTAAAGATGGGTTTTCCTTTGTCGGCATGGCCGCCGATGCCCTCGACGCCATCTGCCATGGGTCAGGCGTCAAATGGAGCGTCCAGAACGAAATCCTTCAGCTCATCAAGGAAGGCGGCACGGTCAGTAACAAAGGACTGGTATTTGCCCCGGATAGCGGCCTTATCGGGAGCCCGGAATGGTATACCAAGGCCAACTCCCGGCCAAACACGGCGACGCCTAAGCGCAAGCGCAAGCAGGCCGAGAATACGGACCCGTCGACGGCCTCGTCGGGCTGGAAAGTCAAGACGCTGCTGTCGCCGACGCTCAACCCTGGCGACCTGGTCAAGGTCGAATCCCGTTACGTCGAAGGCTGGTTCAAAGTCCAGTCGGCACACCATACGGGCGACACTTACGGCAACGAATGGAACAGTGAACTTGATTTAGTGGACCGGAACGCCACATTACAATCCCCTGAAAGTGATGCGGTTAGTAATACGGCGGTCTATGGGAACGGCGGGGTCAGCGGTGAAGTTGATTCCAACGTTGATGCCGGGTGTGAAGCCGTGGCCGATAGCCAAGGTGGATACATTCCTGATGGCTGCGTATACCGGGTTACAGAAGCCGGGTCATACTATTCACCATTCCTTAAACAGGAATATGACAACGGCCAGTGGGGCGTTGACGGCCTTTGTGCCGACGCCGGGGATAACTGTATCCCTTATGACCCCAGCCAGCTCGAAAAGGGTGACGTCATCGTTTTCTATAACGACGACCACAGCGAAGGGCATGTCGGCATATGCGACGGCAACGGCGGTATGTGGCATAACAGCTTCAAAAAACAAAGGTGGTATCATGCCGGCGATACCGACATGGGCGACCAGTATCCACAATACATCATTAAGGCCAGCCAATGTTAAGAGAAGGTGTTTTTATGCAATCATCGAACGAATTACGAGACATTATTAACGGCTGGATAGATGGCAGCATCAGCAATATCCATACAGCCATGCCGGGGAAGATCATCGACTACGATGCAAGCATCTGTCAGGCCAGCGTGCAGCCAATCGGCAAATTCAAGATACAGGACGGCCGGAACCTGCCATTTCCCATCGTGCACCATGTGCCGGTCATCTTTCCCAGCGGCCTCGGCGGCACGGCCGGCGTCACGGTTCCTTTACGGAGCGGCGACGGCTGTCTGTTGGTCTTCTCGGAGTCCCAACTGGACGACTTCCTGAATGGCGGCGACAGTGACAACGAACGGCGCCACAGTCTCAACGACGCCATTTGTATCCCTGGCCTGTATAACCGGGGATGCCGGTCGGCCAGCCCGTCCGATGTCTGCCTGTTCAACGGTGGCGTGAAAATGGTCATCAGCTCCGATGGCATCACCGTGACGGGCGGTGACCTAGTGGTCAATGGCATTTCTGTGACGAAACATACCCATACCGGGGACAGCGGCGGCACGACGAGCGCACCGAAATAGGAGGCATAGACATGGCCTATGATTTAGCAATGAATGTACAGACGGGCGATTTGGTCGTCCAGAATGGCGATCTGATGATTGTCAGCAACGGGGAGCGGGTCGCTCAACAAGTTCTTATCACGATCCGTGAATGGCTCGGAGAGTGGTTCTTGAAAACAAGCGATGGCGTACCCTATCTTGAATATATCTTAGTCAAGAACCCCAACGAGGCCCACGTCCGGCAAGTCCTGTCGGAGGCCATTCAGAGCGTTGAGGGGGTCAAAGGCGTCACGGAGCTCGAATTTGCGTTCAATCGCATTCTGAGGA